TCCTTCAATAGCATCTTTAATTGTAGAAGATAATCTATCAGCAATACTTAGTAATTGATCTTCTAAGTATCCTAACTCTTCATTAACCCCCTGTATGTCTTCTTTATTTGGAATATCTGGCATCCTATAATTTTGTTATAAATATTCAAAAATTATTTTTTTCTGCTAGAGGAAGTAACATATGATGGGGGTGAAATTGTTTTTTTAGGGATATTACCTTTATAAGGTTTAGATAAATCTATATTACTATCAGAGTTATTTTCTTCTTTTACTCTTTCAACTTCTTCATTATGGTGGGCAATTATTTTATTCCACGTAAATTTTCTTAACCATATGGGCATGTTGTATACAGTATGCCAATCATACCCACCATTACCATGAAAGACTATGTTGTGAATTGTAGTAAAGAGATTTAATCTGTATTTAGATGCCTCACTATGCGTCAGGGAAAAAAAAGTTTAAAGAAATTGGAATATCTATTTCTATAAAATCACCTTCTTCATTTTCTATGTTCCATTTTAATTCAATATCAGGTTGAATTTCAACTATATATTCTCTTAAAGCTCTAGCATCCCTAGCTAAAAGGTAAGTATCAACAAACTCTCTAACGGACTTGTTAGATTCATCTCCACCTACTGAGGTTATGGTATATTTTAATCTAGTAGTAGACTCTGGGGATGCATTTTTATTAATTTTTTTTAATCCTTTTACCTCACCATCAATTTTTTTATCCAAGTTACCAGTTAGTAATTGAAATGTGATAGGAGTTTGAGAGTGAGGGAGGAGAAATTCAAAATTATTCCCATTTTTAAATAAATCTTTATTAATTTTTTTATTATTAAGTAAACTTAAATCTACTGTATGGGTTTCTCCGGCGTATACTATGTCATAGTCTTTACCATACCCCAAAATTCTAGATGATATTAGTATAGCATTTTTGTCACCTACTAATAAATCATCTAATTTAATATCTTTATTAACTATTAATGCTTCTAAAAGTTTATCTAAAACTACTCCTTTTGAAATGAAAGATTGGTTAGTTAGAATATCTTCTTCCTTAGCAGTCATATATTTCATCTCAACTTTACCTTTTGATAGTGGGTTTTCTTTAGGATAAAGTAATCCTTTTGATGGTAATTCTACTTGTTCACTTGGGAATTTCATTTCGTCCATATAAATTTTATTTAGTTATAACTTTATTATTCATGTATACATACATAATATAAAAAAGAGCTCAGCGTTAGCCAAGCTCAAATTTAAAATAATTTTTCTTTTTTTTAGAAATTTAATACACAATAATCCATTCCGATTGTCATGTCGATGTTCATTGCTTCACCATCAGTGTCCCAATTCAAATCTCCAAAGGATGCATCTTTAATAAATGCTCCTTTAATAATCCATTCAGATACTACATCCCCTACAGGACCTAATACATTAATAGTTAAATCTTTCTTGTAGAAATCAGAGTAACCATCTCTACCAGTAACTGATTCATGGTGTAGACGAACCCATTCCATAGTTGCTTGAGCACCTGAAGGAGTAATAGGATCGAATAATTGCATCGTAATATCATTCCATCTTAATTTACCTTTCACTTTTCGGTAAGTATTAATATGGTTTAATGTAATTTCATCTTGTGCGAAACCCATTCCACTAACACCTTTAATTATATATGATGGGAATCCGTCAACGTACATGATAAACCTATTCGCTACTTTTGGTTCAAAAGCTGTGAAAAATATTTCGTTTGGGTCTAATACTGCCATTTTCTTTTTTATTTAATTTTTATTCAATTATAAATATTACAATTTCTTATTCTTATGCAGGAAATTCTGCTCCTGTTGGAAGAATGTTGAAATCTAGGTATATAAATTCAGCTGTTTTTGTAGGTTGAATGTATATAGCGCCTCTCAATTCATTTCTATCAATTACGTCGGCTCCATTGTTTGACTCGTTCATAACGACTTTAAACGCGTATAAACCCTGTCTTTGTTGTACTGACTCCAAATATGGATTAACTTGTGCTAAGAATGTATTTCTTGTTGATGCTGTATTTTGTTCAAATACTAAGTTATCTGATACTTGTGTTATATAATTTTTAAGAGCGATTAACAATCTACGAACATTTACTCTATCTAAAGCACTTGCTGTGTTTTGTAATGTTTTCTGACCAAATACTACAACTCCTCTTCCTGGGAAGGTTGCTATAGGATTTACCTTTCCTGTGTACAATGCGTCTCTATTAGCTTGAGTTAATTTTCTCTCTGCTTGGACTACAACACCTAACCCACCTCTATTAATACCTGCAGGTGCAAACCATGCCTCTGCCGTTCTATCATTATTAGCATAAACTCCTGGAAGTAATGTAGATGCTGGTACCCATACTCTTTGTCCAGAATCTGGATCTGTTACCATACACCAGGGCCAATATGAAGCTGCATATGATGTGTCTGTACTAGCTGCAGTTGTTGTAGTTGCGGTTATTGATGAGGCATATGCCTCAAGGTCTAATATTACTATATTATCTCCTCTATTCTCTGTGTTTGAAACTAAAGTATTTAATATTGAAGAATATCCTGCTTGGTATAATCCTGGGGCTGATATAATGTTATATTTGTAATCATCTTTATTTGCTAACAAATTAAATGCTACTGTATAGTTACCTGCTACTAACCCTTGAGAATCAGAATCTGAAATTTTATCGTAATATTTTCCTGTTCCTGTTAAAATGCTACCAATAGCATCTCCAAATGTTCCTGAAGCTTGTACTGGAATTGATCCTGTAAATTGAGGTTGTGGTTGTCCACTATTATCTAAATAGTTTGGAGTTTTATAATTTACTTCTTTTACTCTTACATATCTTGAAGCATTAGCATAAGATCCGGTTGTTTGTAAATAAACATCCGTTCCTGTTCCTCTTACTACTTGTGTTTGGTCTCCAATTATTCTTGAAATATAATTTGAAGATTTTGGATCTAATGATACATTATTAAATGATTCTAGAACTGATTTAGCTCTTGTAGTATCATTACCTTGTCTTATAATAACACTAAACGTACCTGTTGATGTATTTGGAGAAACTACTTCCCATCTTAAATTATTTGAAGTTCCATTAGTTAAAGCACCTTGTGAATTTTCGGCTCCTGTACTATTCATAATATCACCTTGACCTATTGATTCTAATGTAAAAGCATTTCCATCTACTATATTAGCATCTACTAAGGTTAATACTAAATCAGCTGTTGAGGTTCCTATAGCTGCGGCTGCTACCGTTAATGTATTTCCTACCTCATACCCTGTACCTGCATCTTGAACTGCAATTGCTGTAGGTTCAATTACTAAATTTCCGGCTAATACTGAAAATGTAGATGGACCTCCTGCTACTACGACACCAAATGGGGCTCCTGATAAGGCGTTTATTTCAGCTGATGTAACTGTTATTACTGTTGATGTTGTGTAACCTGAACCTGCTCCTACTACTGTTAAAGTAGTAATAATACCTCCAGCATCCGATGTTAGAGTAGCTGTTCCACCTGTTCCACCACCTGTAACGGTTCCAAAAACTCCTCCAATTGTAAGAGTAGGTGAGACTTCTGATACTGTAGCTCCTGTTAAATTTGTAACTCCTGTTATAGTAGATGCTGCTTTTAACTTTCCATCGCTGTTTGAAGTGGTGATATCTAAACTTACACCTGTACCTGTACCACTAGTTGTTGTAGCAACACTTGAGAATGCGCCTGCTGTTCCACCTGTCCCACCACTAGTAATTGAACCCAGTAAATTTGTACTTGAAATAATAGCACCTGATTCCTGATCATTATAAATTACTGATGAAGTTGCTGCTGTAAATGAACCTGAGGCTACTTTAGTAACAATTAAAGATGTTCCACCATTATTAAAGTAGTTCCAAGCTGAAATCGATGTAAAATATGTGTATTCATCTGAACCACTTTCAAAGGTAGTACCAAAATTTGCTTGGTATTCACTATAAGTAGTAATTAGTTTAGGGATATTTACTTGACCCTTTACAGTTGGACCTACTATAGCTGCTCCAGCCTGTATTGGTTGAGAAGTAATCTGGGATTGATCATTTTCTCGTGCTAATACTCCGGGGGAAATTAATGTTTCTGCCATGTTATTGAATTATTATATTTTTGATTATAAATACGTGACGGTTTGTCAAAAACCTAAACTTTTGAAGTAAATTCACCAGTTTCTAATGAAATTGTACCTTGACCATACTTTTTTTCTAAATCTTTTGCAAATTTTATCTCTCCATTTTGAAGTTTTTTTAATGTTTCTTTTAATTCTTCTTTTTGAAGCAAGTAAGACATTAATTGGACTTCTACGTTACCTATAGTATCTACTAGTTGATTAAATTCATCTTTTAAGGTTGATATAGTTTTAATTTCTTCTTCTGTTAATTTTGCCATCGGTTATATGTATTAAAATTTATTATTAAATTAAAGGGGATTGTTAAGTATTTTATTCACAGCACTCATCACAACTAAGGGGGTTATGGATTTTGTACATTCAAACATCCTTTCTGTTCCTTTATGATCAGGACACCACTCCCAATCCCCAGCGTCTAAAACTGTTCGATTAAAGCAACCAAAACACTTACCTTGTGGTGGGGATATTCGTTCACAATCTTCAAATTCTGTAAGAGGTTCACTAAATCCTGATATCATAACTGATGGGGTTTTCAAAGCCCAAGCTAACCAACTTAACCCGCTACTTACTCCTATAAAAGCTTTAGAATTCATTATATCATTAGCAATTTCATTAAATGGAATATTTCCAGTTCTATCAATAACACCTTTTAAAGTACCCCCTAATTTTGAATCCTGCCATTCATCACCTAAGGATTCTAAAGTTACCATCATAACCTTATAACCTTTTTCATTTAAGCTATCAATTACAGATTGCCAGCCTCCAGGGTTATTCCAATATTTAGCATGTGCTGAAGCATGGGGTGCTATGCATACATAAGGACTATCAATTATAGGGTTAGTCTTTTTAAAAGTTAAATTAGGTTTAATTTCTGTGTATTCTATCCCTAAAATTTCGGCGCTAGCAAATTGTAAATTATTTTTTTTAAAATCTGAAGGGTTGTGTTTAGTATTAACTGTTTTATCTTCATTATAATGCCACCCTACCTCATACATAGCATATAAGTTATCTTGATTTTCTCCAGGTTTTATAAAAGTTATTTCAGGGTAGTTTTGTTCAAACATTTCGTTATGAAATGTAGAAACTATTACTTCACATTTATGTTTCTTTCTAAACTCTTCAGCATATGGGAACCAGGCTAAAGTATCACCTAAGGCCTTAGATGCAAAGTGGATATAAACTCTTTTACCCTCAGCATTAAATTTATAATCAAATACTACTTGGTTATCCTTTAAATCTGTAACCTTAATATTATAATCTACAAAATATTCAATTGAAGATTTAGACCACATATTATTTGTAATTTTAGACTCATATAATATTTTATTATTTTTCTGGTCTATAAATTCTACGTGGTACTTTCTATTTAAATTACCGGAAATATCAAGCTTAGCCCCTTTAACAAAGTTATAAGAAATGGTGTTTTTAAGTGGAATAGTTGTTTTGTTTGTCTTAAATAGGTTGTTATATTCTTTTATTAAAACTTCTTTCATATCATTAAGTAATCATTAGTTAATTTTTCTTCCTCTAATATTTTATATCCTAAAGATTGTAAGTAAGGAACTGCTGTGCCTTCATTATCTTCTAACCATATTAAGGGTTTATCCCTTTGTAAAAATAATTTCATACCTTCAAAACATGATAGTTCATGGCCTTCTACATCTATTTTAACAAAAGATACTTGTTTTAATGAAAAATTATCTAATGATAATACTATATTAGGATTATTACTACTATTAACAATTTTTACAACACCACTATTTTGAATGTGACCATTATCAAAGTGTACTATACCATTTCTACTACCTACACCAACATTAAAACATTTAACATCTTTATATTGTTTGGTATTTTGAATTAGAACATCAAAGTTTTCTTTAAATGGTTCAAAAGCGTAAATTTCTATATCTGGGAAATGGTGTTTAAACTGTACACAATGGGAGCCTATATTAGCACCTATGTCTAACATTAATCCTTCTTTAGGAAAATAATTCTTCCATTTATTAAATAATTCAAATTCCCAAAAATTGTTATGTTTAACTATATCATCTGATATGCATTCGGGTGCATCAAATATAACCATAGGAGTGTTTTGTATACTTACTATTTTAGTAGAACGTTTCATAAATTTTAATTAATTCTTTAGTACGATTAAACCACGATAATTTATTACTTGTAATATTACAATTTTCTCTATAGGAATCCCAATTATTTATAATATCTTTTAACCCTCTATCCATTTCAAATATGTCTCTAGGAGCTCTCCAACACCCATCTAAATCTACACTATGCTCCCAATCAGCTATAACAGGTAAACCCGAAGCCATAGCTTCTACCATTGTTAAGTTTGGGTGTCCTGCTTCTAACATTGTAGGGTGTATAAAAATATCGTGTTGGTGGTATAAATTCAATAAATCACTATTAGGTGTATCAAATACTAAATTTAATTTAGGATAATTTAACATCCATAAATTACCGTTAAAGAAATTTTTATTATCCTTAGAGGGTCCGGCTATTGTTATTTCTAAATTATTTAACATAGCTAAACCTAAACCAAAAGTAAATCCTTTCCTATCAAAAGTTTTATCTCCTCCTAACCCGTTATTAGCTAACATTAATAGTTTAGGATTTTTAGGTTTTGATTTTTGGATTGGATAAAAATTATTAGTATCAACTCCGTGGGAAAAATAAATACATTTAGGGTGGTTAAAATAATTTACTAACCAATTAGCAGGCATTAAGGATATTAATGAACCTTCAATAGCTTTTAAATTTTCTTTATATACATGAGAGTCTTTCCCATAATGTAATACATGGTGATCATGAAGTTGGAAAATATAAGGTATGTTTCTTTTTAGCAAATCCAGTGCTAAATTAGCTACATGGCAGTGTACAATATCAAAGTCTCCAGGGTTTATTAATGAAGTATATTTATGAGTAGAATTATATCCTAACTGGTTTTGATTTACTTCAAACTCCCAAATAATTTTCTCTATAGCCCCCCAATCTTTAGGAGGTATACTTAACCCACAACCTGGGTCTACATGGCATATTTTTTTTATAATTTTTTCCATATTTCGGGACTATTTTCGTCTATTGATTTATATTCTTGGTCAATAATACTAAAACCTGGAAGGTGTTTTGTATAAATCTTTTCAGCAGTACCTACTTTTAACTGAGCAACATTGCATATCCACATATCAAAAGCATCCCATTTAGTTGTTTTAATTGCTTTAGTTATTTTATCTAATTTTTCTCGATTAATTAAATAAGATTGAGCTGGGATGAAAGGTGTAACATTTGTATATATATCCTCAATCTTAGGACCATTTAAATTTCTTTTTTGGTGGGGGTTTCCGAAACCTATTAGGTCTTGGTCTTGTTCCTTAGATATTCTACTAAAACGGATTAATGAATCATATAGTTCTTGGTAGTCTGAATCTATAATAACATCTCCTTCAAATATTAAAACATAATCATATTCGTAATTATCTTTAGAACATATAGCATTAGTATGAGCTAAAAAACAACCATAATGTCCAGGGGCAAGTTTATAATAACCAGGTTTGCTTTGAATATCATCAGGTCTGTTACAAGTTTCTTTAGGTGGGATATCTTTCCAAATTTTATTTATACGTTGTTCATACTTAATATTAGTATGTTTACAAAAATCTTTAAGGCTTTCTAATGACTTTATTTCCTTATCGTTATTTTTAGGGTCAGTAACTAAATGAATTAATTTGATTTTTGGTAAGTATTTACTTCTATCGTCTTTCCATTTAAAACTACCATTTTTAGGCATTATATTTAAAAAATAATCTTCATTTAAATCAAATTGGTGATATTTTATTGTTTCTCCGGTTACAGCGTCTCTTACATCAAATATAACTTTAAAATTATCTTCTAAATTATATTTTACTAAATCCCAAAATGTAAATTTACCTCTAATTTCTAACAATCTATCAATTATTAATTCACCATTTTTTTCTACAGTATAGTGAATATTTTTACTTTCATTAGCATTAGATATAGTTATCCAAGGGCAAAAGTGATTGTCTACATCTGTAGGAAGGATGGTATAATATTCAACCCTTGAATAATCTTTAAATTCAAAATACTTTTCGGCATCTTTTTCAAATTTTTCTTTAGGTTCAATGTAATTTTGCTTATTATTTTTAAATAGGTGGTAATATAAATTTTCTAAACCATTAGATTCAGCCTCACATTTACCCATAAGATTATCATACTGGTTTCCAGTTTCTATAAAATTACAATGATTTAGAATTGCTTCAGGTTTTGCTCCAAAGAAATAAGTATAATAACATTTACCCTCTTGAGCTTTATGTTCACCAAAAAAAGTATTATAAGTATTTAGTTTTTTAGATATATAATTAATATAGCTTTGGTCTTTTAGAATATAATCAAAGTTAACATAATATAACTTTTCAATTCCTAACCCTTTTGCAAATGTTGCGGGGTTGTAAAAGAGGGTATAACATGCAGGGCCATGATATATGTCATTATCCTCACCTCTTAAATTTACATAAGTATCAAATTGGTTATTATAAAAACTATAACCTTCATAAAATGTATGTTTTGTTAAAGGGTTGTTCTTTTCATAAAATACATAATCAACCATATCTTGTAATTCTTTAGGAACTGGATAGTGGGATGATATTATAATTTTTCTATTACTATCTTTTCTTAATGCCTTTACACATTCAATTGTAGTATCTATATTAGCTTGTGTGTTGGGGTAAGTACACACAACATAAGCTTCTTCTTCTTCATTTACATCCTTTACTTCTTTAAAGTTAGATTTAATTTTCTTAATATTATTATCAAAACTATTAAAATCTAAATAATCAATAGAATCATAACCATCAAAGTAATTTTGATAAACTTCTAAATTATATAATAGTTGAGGGAGTTGGTATGATAAAGCTTCCCTAATAACTAGAGGCATTGTTTCTTTATCATTCTTATTACCTCTAGAGGTAAATAGAAATAAATCCATAGATTGGTAGAAGTTTTCTACATCTGATCTTTCACCCCACCATGTTAAATTGGGGGGTATGTCTTTCATTAAAGGTTCCCAATACCATTTAAAATTATCTGCTTGGTTACCTACACTGTGAAACTCATATTCTGGTAGGGATTTTGCATATTCAAAAAATTCTTTTTGATTTTTACGTGAAGTATATAAAGCAACGTGTAATATATGTTTTTTACTCGGGTCTAAGTTTAAGCGTTTTAACGCAGTATCCCTATCAGGGCGTGGGATATATTCAATTGGGTATTCTACTAATATTTTAGGTATATCTACGTTAGTATACTGGTCTATTTGCCAATTAGATACAAACATAAATTTATCTGGGAAGAAACGCTTACTAGAGGTATCAAATGAAGAATCATGAGAAGTTTCTACTAAAAAATAATTCCTATTTTTAGAATATAATTCCTCAGCAATATTATCCTCCATAAAATATTCTGGGATTTCTTCTAGGTGGATAATGTCGGGAGATATGTCCTCAATTATATTAAATAGTTCATATTTATTTTCTCCAAATTCATAAAATTTTGTAGAATCTATTAAATTTAAAATTTTATCTCTTTGTACTATTAATTTACCCCCAGTACAATTTTCCCATTCAATCAGGTAAATCTCAAATTCATCTTTAAGAAATTCTATTTTTTTAGTTAAGTATTGTGGGAGTCCTCCAGTTGATAGATGAGGAGCAATGTATAATAACTTTTTCTTTTTAGGCATAAATTTGATTTTTGAAACTATTACACAATATAATGAATATTTAATCGATATCCAAATTAAATTGAGAAAAAATGTAAATAAGGTTTTATTATGGTTTTTCGGGGTCTGGTGTTTCTGGTAGTGGGATGTATAAATTAATAGTAATAGGGTTTATTAGTAATTCAATCTGTTCAGCAATATTAGATTCAAAGGTGGCCATTTTTGCAGGACCCATAGCCGTTTGAGTCCAACCAACTACTATTTCATTAGTTAAGTCTTCAAAAGGTATAAAATTTGTAATATCACTTGTTGTTAACATTTGATTCCCAGCATAAGTTCCTGAGTATGAAAGGTTACCATCAGGGTCTAATTCATCTGATGTGCCTGTTATTATCCATAATACATTGTATACTACGTCTGAATTTCCTTCCAGATCGATATAAGCTTCTACATTTCTACAATTATATTCGTAAGTTATCATAATTTTTATTTTTTAAATTCCATTAATTTCACTAATACCAGTTGTTAACCTATCATTTACTGAAGTAATTCTTGACCACTGAGTACCACTTATACTATCAACATTACTTGTAGGAGAAGGACCGGCTGAAACTTCTTTAAGAGATAATGAATTACATGCCCAATCATCGGATGATGCGAAGGTCCAAGACATAGATTTGGCTATTGAAGCAGCAGTTAAGAAATATTGATCGGCATAAACAAAAGATCCTCCATCTCGAGGTGTACTTAATGCTGTATTATTAGCTGAAAGGCCACTAGTGGAAGATCTACCACTAAACAACCCATTTATCTGTATACCGGGAGCAATCATACTTAAGGAGGGAGCAAAAGGGTTTGTAGAACCATTAGATGTACCACTACCTGAAGCAGCAACTTCAACGGTAGTGGATGCTGCGGTATCATATATTGAACCCATAGCGGCAATGTATGAAGAATTAAAAAAAGCACGTCCTATTTGGATATTAATAGTGTCATTTATTCCTGAAAAGTTGGGGTTGAGTTTATAATAAAGTTGGCAAGTACCTTCAGAAGATTGTGCTATTGCTCCAGCTCGAGTAAGGGTGTTAGAGTATGTACCCCCATTAATATTATAATTAAAAGAAGTAGCAACAGTAGCACTAGTCCTAGTAAAAACAAATACTACTATTAATGTTGAAGATGAGGATGCTGTTAAACCTGTTAGGGTGTAACTTGCTCCCATAAAACTACGTGTAGCTGCTCCACTAGCTTTAGATTTTAATGAAAATGCCATAGTGTTATTTATTAATTTAAGTTCGTACTAACCATGTAGAAGATGGGTTAAAATATATTCTGTTCATTAGAGGGGATGCTTGATATCCTAAAACATAGCCCATTATTCTAATATAATCTCCAGTACTGGAAGGTACACCATTATTAATAGTTGCTGTGCCCCCAGTATCCTCTTTTATATATAAAGGTCTACCTATATAGGAATTAGCAGAACCCAACGCAATTACACTGTAAGGTAAATTAACTATACCTTTTAACAAGACCCCATTACTCAAGCTAGTGCCAGACTGTGCAGTATCTAACGCAATCCCACACATATAAGTAGCAACTGAGGTTGTAGCTGCATTAACCGCCCACGCATTACCATTATCAAGAAATACTAAATCTCCGGCAGTAACATTACTTCCATAAGTTGATTGTCTAGTTATTTCACCATTAGCATAAGTTGTAGCTGAAACACCAGTAAAATCAGGGTAAAGATGTTCAATGTATCCTATTTGCTCATTCTCATTCCTCCCAATTTCAATTCTTTGGGAAAGGCCTAAATAAAAGTTAGAATTTAATGCAAATCCAGGGGAAATAAAAGAACTACCATTAATTTCTATATTTGCAGCGTGAACAGCAGAACCATTATCTGCATCCAATATTACGGTTATAGCTGAACCATTTGATCCTGACACCCCATCAACTCCTGATGTACCTGAAGATCCTGACCCTCCTGATTGTCCACTACCACCACCAACACCATCTATACCAGTTGTTCCAGATGACCCGGATGATCCACTTGTACCTGCATCACCTGAGGTTCCATTTGCACCATCTACTCCACTAGTACCTGC